ATCTGGGTGTGTGGCTCTGGTCCGAGTATGGATTGGGTGACACCACAGTTCTTCAATGACAAGGTTGTTGTGTCGATCAACGATGTCGGATTCTGGTTCGGTATCGCCGACTTCTATTCGGCGTCAAATTATTCCAAAGCGAATCCGATTACAGCCAAACGAATTGACGAAAACCCTGACCGCATATTCGTCACTCCAGACATGGACTTAGAAGCATCAGACATGACCGCAACACATGTCGGTTCAGGTAATCACGTTACCTTCCGACCACACGCACCATTTTGGCGACCTGACATCGGATGGCCAACTGACCCAGATGTGTTGGTTGTTGGTGGCACTTCGGCACATATTGCGATGCACCTTGCCTGCTACATGGGTGCATCACAAATCAATTTGGTCGGCGTTGACAACGGGTCGATAGGTGGGATAAGTAACTTCGGCAAGTACGGCGACAGCAAAGCAATCAACCCTGAAGGCTGGAGTCAATGGTTCCCGATCGTCGTCAACAAGTTGCGCGAGTTGTATGGAGTAAGATTCTTCAGACTTCAGCCATCACTTGAGTTGTTGGTTGTTGAGTAGGATAGGAATCTATGGCAATCACCAATGGCTATGCCACACGCAATCAGATCAAGGCTGCTCTTCGTATCGGCACCGCCGACACACAAGACGACGATCTAATTGACAACTGTGCCGGTGCAGCCAGTCGACTAATTGACGGCTATGCGAACCGACAGTTCTGGGCTTACAGTTCGGCGACGACACGAGTGTTCACCGCAGGTGATTCTTTCGTATGCGAAATAGATGACATCGCAGGCACAGCATTAACACTTCAAAGTCAAACAAACGCAGACGGCAACTTCGATGTCACTTGGTCGCCATCCGATTATCAACTAGAACCAGTGAACGGAATCTTGGACGGATTGACTGTTCCGTACACACGGATCCGCGCAGTCGGCGATTACCTGTTCCCAACATTGAACACAAACTTCGGTCAAGAAGCATTGGTCAGACTGACCGCCATCTACGGTTGGCCATCTGTACCTGAACCGATCACGCAAGCGGTGATCATTCAGGCATCAAGAATCTTTAAGCGTTACGATTCACCGCTCGGCGTTGCCGGCTTCGGAGATTTGGGTGCGATACGAGTGACACGCGCACTCGACCCAGACGTCGCACAACTTGTCGAGCCATATCGCCGAATGCGAATGTTCGCATGACCGCAACAGTCACCGAACTCAAAACAGGACTCCAGACACGTCTTGCAACAATTACGAACCTTCGCGCCTACGCACAACAACCCGATCAAGTAAACCCATCGGTCGGCGGTATCGCATGGCCGACCTTAGAGTCGATCACCTATCACGGTGCGATGCGGGCAGGCTTAGTCACGCACGTCTTCACAGTCAGTGTGATCGTCGGTCGTGCAGCTGAGCGCACAGCACAGAACCTGATGGACACTTACTTGTCTTATGACAATGGGATTCGTGCCGCGATCGAAGCCGACACAACACTCGGCGGATACGCCAGAACACTCATCGTCGAAGAAGCATCCAACATCTCAACCGTTGACGCGAACGACACAACCTACCTAACAGTCGACTTCCGTGTCGTGGTGTACGCTTAACCTATGGCAAAATATCAGGTGGTCGAAGGCTTCACGGTTCTAGACAAACAATATCCAGCCACTATTGATGGCAACGAAGTTGACCATCTAGACTCTCTACTGGCATCGGGTCGCATTGTTCTGGTGGCAGAAAAATCAACTTCTATCGCCGACAAGGCAGGAGATAAATAATCATGGCAAAGTTAGTTCTCACAAACTCAGTAGTCACACTCAACGGCACAGACATCTCAAACGATGTTGCTGCAATTACTCTGTCAACGACAGCCGCAGAAGTACCAACAACATCATTCGGATCTGGTGGTGCAATAACTCGCGTCGCAGGCTTGATTGACAATTCGGTGACACTTTCACTTCACAACGAATACTCATCAGTCGAAGGCTTGATCTATCCGCTTGTTGGCTCGACAGCCGTGACCATGGTTATCAAACCAGCAGGCACAGCCGCAGCAGGCACAGCTTCACCTCACTACACCTTCTCGGTTCTCGTAACCGAATGGTCGCCAGTGAACGGTGCTGTCGGTGAATTGAACACAGCCGATGTAACTTGGCCGATCAGCGGAACAATCACAAAAGCAGTTGCATAATTCTTAACAAAACAATCAGGAGGTAAGAATGAAAATCAACCTAGAAGTCACGACGCTAGAGAATGTCACCACAAAAGTGACGGCACAGTTCGCCGACTTCATCGCATTCGAAAGAGAACAGAATCGTTCTGTTGCAAATTTTCAAACAGAATTGAAGTTGACCGATCTTGCTTGGTTGGCTTGGCATGCTGAGAAACGTACCAAGAAAACCGCATTGAACTTTGATCAGTGGACTGAGACAGTTGACAGTGTGGAGGTTGGTGCCGAATCTTCGGCGATCAACCCTTTGGAGAAAACTCAGCCCACTGGCTGATCGCATATCTCGCCTGCGAGACTTCGATTGCGCCAAGTCTCCTTTTACAAGAATCACCTAGAATGCTGTACACGATGCTCGGCTATCTGCGCTGGAAGAGCGTCAAATCCAACCCACCGCAAAGGATTAAGTGATGGCATTCTCAGCATTCCCGAATGTTCCAGGTGACACAGGTGGAACTCTTGGTCGTGCCGGCACCGCAACAATCGCAAACAATACAGTCATCGTCAAAGACCTATTCGAGACTCTCAACAAGTTTCAAAAAGCAAGCAAAGCATTCAATGGTGAAATGCGCAAAGTTGCTTACCAAATCGCAAGGGATCTAGAAGGTCAAGTTCGCATAGAAGCAGGCACGGTCAGTCGAGCAAGTCAAGCAATACAAGTCGCTAGAGGATTACGCGCAAAGAATGATCGCATTCCAACCATTGGACTTCGAAGTAAAGAACCGTTTATTTCAAAATCTCGTCCGAATAGTAAACGCAGAATCAAGGTAACTCGTGGCGATGTGTTCTTCGGTGCGGAGTTCGGTGGTGGTGTTAAACGGACAACCCTTCAATTCCTTCGTCATCGCGGTCAATCGGGCTACTTCTTCTGGCCGACCGTCCGCAAACGCAAGAACGAAATCGCCAAAGAATACCTAGAAGGCATAGATAAAGTCGTAAAACAACTAGGTATTTGATACTTGCATTCGGCTCAGGATTCACTATCCTGAACCTAGGAGGTTCTGCACAATGTTTGAAGTCGTCGGTTTCCCGTCCGTCAAATCCATCTACCCAAAGACCATCGCAACATCTTGGATGGACTTCGCCGCAATACTCGGCGACCATCAAGAACGCGAGCAGAAGTCTGACGGCAAGTTGTATTCGCCAGTCACATATCGTGAACACACAACCCGTGGCAATCGCAACGTGTCACATGTTTGGGCGTTAGTTGCCGACCTTGACGGCGAAGCATTCGAACAGGCCGATCTCGGATCGTATATACACTTTGCATACACAACCTGGTCGCATCGTGACAACGATCCACACTGGCACGTTGTCGTTCCATTCGAGCAGGCTGTGCCGGTACAGAATTGGGAAGAAGTCTGGTATGAGACACATGAGCGTCTTCGTCTCAAAGGCGATCCAGCAACCAAAGACCCTGCCCGTATCTTCTATCTGCCACAGCACGAAGCTGGTCAGCCATTCCACACACATCATTCAGGTTGGCGATTCCTTGACCCGACCATCACCGACATCGCAGCACCGACACGCACATTCTCTACACCCAACATTCGATCGACTCGTCAACCGCGTCGTGGTAATCCGATGCGGTGTGTTCTTGACCCGAAGTGGTGGGATGCACCAGTTGATCTTTCACAATATGACGGCATGACACAAGAAGAGATACATAGAGACATGCAACGTGAGTGGGCTGAGCTGCGTAAACGGATGGCTGCTAACTGAGTAGAATTGCTTCACCATGGCAGGTGAACGCACATTCCTCGTACGAATCTTAGGCAACGCCGACAGTGCCATCACGGCGTTCAAGAAACTCGGCAAAGAAGGTTCAGACGCGCTTGGACAAGTCTTTGATGTCGCCAAGAAAGGTGCATTAATTGCGACGGCTGCGGCAGGTGCCATCGCAGGTGCAGCATTCAGCGCAGTAAAGGCAGCCACAGAAGATCAAGAAAGTCAAAAGAAACTTGCCGACCAATTACGTCGAACGATGGAAGCCACCGATGAACAGATCGCATCCGTCGAAAAATATATATCCAAACAACAAATGCTTGTCGGAGTGGCCGACGATGTTCTTCGTCCGGCTCTAGCGAACCTTGCCAGAGCAACAGGTGACATCACTTTCGCTCAAACAAACCTAGGACTTGCGCTCGACATAAGTGCTGCAACAGGGAAAGATTTAGAAGCAGTTTCTCTTGCTCTGGGTAAAGCCTTTGGAGGCAATGTTGGTGCGCTCACCAAGTTAGGTATTCCGCTTGATGAAAATGTCAAGAAGTCGAAAGACTTGAGTTCAATCGTTGAAACTCTTAACACTCAATTTGGTGGTGCGGCGGCGGCTGCGGCAGATACTTTCGCTGGTCGTCTTGACATATTGAAATTGTCAATCGGTGAAGCGTGGGAAGGCATCGGATATGCGTTGCTTCCTATCGCTGAGAAACTTGTTGCGTTTATTCAAAAGCATGTGGTGCCCGTCATCCAAGCATTCGCTGATGAACTCTCTGGTGGTGGCAGTCTTCGAGATGCGTTGCTTGCCGCAACGGCTGAGGCAGGTGAGTTCGGTCTGAAGGTGGTCGACATGGTTCAGACCGTCGTGGAAACAGTTGGTCAAATTGCCAATGTGTTCATCGATCTTGTGAAACCAATCATTCTTGCAGGTGGTGCAATCGTCTCAATGATCGCCTTCGTCCGAGGTGGGAAAGACGCATTTGACAATGTCGGTCTTGCAGTCAACAATTTCATCGCTGGTCTTGACGGGTTGAAAACCAACACCGCTGTGACTGGTGCAGCGTTTGACCGATTCCGAACCGATGTTCTTGGTGTCGCAGCCGCAGCAACAGTCACTCAGCAACAATTACGAGACTTAGACCAGGTGCAACGCGGTATCGCCGCTGGAGGTCCAGTTCAAAAGTTCATCGGCCCAATGATCGCAGGCTACGGTTCGCTTGCAGGTAAAACCAAGACGGCGAAAGAGATCCAAGACGAATACAACAAAACTTTGGCAGGACTTCAAAGTTCTGCCGGCGGTGCAAGCAAGACGATTGAGACAGCGAAACAAAAGTTTGAGAAATATACAGATGCGTTGAAGTCCTCGACATCTGCACAAAAGGCGTTCAACAATGCGCAAAAGGCTTCCGATAAAACTGCTCAAAGTTTGCGTGACGCCACGAATGATGTGAGGGCCAAGCAGAAAGCGTTGAATGACGCGGTCAATGGATACGGCGCGGATTCAGATCAGGCAAAAGCGGCTCAACGTGAGCTATCCAAGGCTCAACGCAATGTCGCTGAGGCTGGGTTCCGTATCGAGGAATCGGTATTTGCTGTTCGCGATGCTGAAAAGAAACTTGCTGATTTGCGTAAGGATCCAGAAGCGAACGCACAAGATATCCGTCAAGCCGAGATTGATCTTGAGCAAGCAAAATTGGCTGTCGCTGATGCAACCGATTCTCAGTTTGATGCCACAGAGAAACTAAAAGAAGCTCAACTTCTATTGAATGAGGCTGTTGATGGTGCGGCAGTAGGTTCTGAAACCTATAAGAAGTTCTTGATTGAACTTAATGATGCAAAGAAAAAAGAGATAGAAGCATCAGAACGAAACACTGAAGCCATTGAACGTGAAGAAGAGGCGTATAACAATCTTCGAGAAGCGATTGAGAAGGTTGCCGAAGCAGCAAAAAACACTGGTCGAACTGGTCTATCTATCCCAACTCTGCCGTCTGTGCCGACTCCGATGACGACCACGACCGCTACGCCGACTGGTAGCAACGGGAATCAGTACATCATCAACACAGGTATCGGCACGAATGGTGTTGAGGCTGGTCGTCAGATTGTTGAGGTGTTGCAGCAATATAGTCGGATCGCTGGTGGGAACTTTCTAGAGTTCGCGGTTGCGTAATTATGCCTAAGACACTTAAGTGGGGTCAAGCGTATTCGGTTCTGTTGGATGTCGGTGCGGTCGCTGACGCATTCACGCTCAACTCGTCAACGCTTGACGGCACAGACACATTGGATGGTTCAACTGATTTCGTGGACGCAACCGAATACATTCTCGCCGTATCGGTTCAGCGTGGCCGTGGCGCACAAACAGAACAATTCCAACCAGGCACCTGCCGTATCTTGGCTGACGACCGCGCATCAGGCCGACTCTTCGACCCAGCGAATACTGCTTCGACTTGGTATGCAGGCGACTTTGATCTGGCTCCGAGACGTGCGGTCAAGGTTCTTGCCGGCACAGCCGAACTGTTCGTTGGTGCAATCACCGACCTTGACATCTCCTATGAGATGCCGAACTTGTCGTTTGCGTCAATCATCGCAGCCGATGGTCTATATGAGTTGAGCCGAACCAGCCTTACCGCATTCACACCATCATCACAACTAACCTCGGCGCGAGTCACAGCGATCTTGGATCGAGCCGAGGTCGCCTACTCGACGGCGTTGCGTGACATCTCCACAGGTGTCGCAACATGCGGCACAGTCGCCTATCCAGACAACACGAACACGTTGACTGCGTTGCAAGCTGTCGCAGTCGCAGAGGACGGCAGGCTCTTCGCAAATCGAAAGAACCAGATTGTGTTTGATCCGAGAATAGATTTCACATTCTCAACCGCAATCGCATCATTCGGTGGCACAGCCACCAACGAGATACCGATCCTGTCTATCGGTGTCGCATACGGTCAAGAAACATTGTTCAACCGTGTGCAAGTAGATGTCGAAGGTGGTACCGCAGCGCAAGTCGCAGCCGATTCGACAAGCCAAGGCAAGTATGGTGTGCAAACTTTGTCGTTCTCAAATGTGCCGTTGGTCAGTGAAGCAGCCGGTGCGACTCTGGCACAGAACATTCTCGACAAATACAAAGAACCGATAATCCGATTCAACGAAATCTCAACCAGCCTGAATGCCTGCGGTACAGCACTCTGGCCAACCGTATTGGCACTCGATGTCGGCGATCTAATTTCCGTCACGAAACGCTACGACCAAGGCCTGCCACTCAGCCGCACCGACACGGTCTTTATCGAATCCGTCAATCACGACATCACCACATCCGACCATCGGATAAGATTCGGTCTCGGTCAAGCACAACTCTTGACCGCATTCATACTCGATCAAGACCAACTTGACGACGTCGATGTTGGATTACAATAGGAGCATTATGGCAGGCGCAGGATATCGCACATTCCAGTCAGGAGAAGTCTTGACCAGTACGAATGTTATGACCTATCTCATGGATCAGATGGTGCAAGTTTATGCAGGCACCGCAGCACGATCATCAGCGATACCGTCACCATCAACAGGAATGGTTGCATATTCGACCGCGACAGGTTTGCAAGTTTTTAATGGCTCCGCATGGGTTAATGTATAGACATGGCTGGCGCAGGATATAGAACATTCCAATCAGGAGAAGTCCTGACTAGTAATAATGTTCAGACGTATTTGATGGATCAGGCCGTTCAGGTTTATGCCGGCACCGCAGCACGAGCATCAGCAGTCCCATCACCATCGACAGGCATGGTCGCGTATGCGACCGCGACAGGTTTACAAGTATTCAACGGATCAGCGTGGGTGAATGTTGGTGGTGGATACGGTGTATTCACTGGCGGTAACTCAACAGCGACAGGCGTATCAATCGGCGGTTCAACATACACAGTCTTGACCTTCACTACTGATTCGAATCTGGTTTGCACGACCGCTGGACTCGCGGATGTGCTTTTGGTGTCGGGCGGCGGCGGTGCTGGTGGTGGAGCAGCCAGTCGAGCAAGTAGCGGCGGTGGTGGCGGTGGCGTTATTGGTTTAACAACAACGACCACAATCAATTTTGCTGTGGGAACCGCGATTATCGATGTGGGCGCAGGCGGTAGTGGTGGGGTAGCAGATGCGGCTAATTCAACCTCAGGTTTTGCTTCAACTATTGGTGGCACAATTATCAGTAGCGCCGGTGGTGGTCGTGGTGCTTATGCAGCACAATCGTCTGTAGTTGGCACAACTGAAGGTGCGTCAAATGGTGGGAACACGGGTTCGGCTGGTGTAGCGCAATCAAAAACTATTGCAGCAGCGCAAGGCAACATAGGTGGCAATTCAAGTGCAACGACTAGCGCCGGTGGTGGTGGCGGTTTTGGTGGTGCAGGCGGAAACGGTGCAACAACTACGGGTGGCACGGGCGGAAACGGGTCAGAAATTAACGGTTTTACAGGCGGCTCAAGTTCTATAGTTTCAGCGGGCGGCGGCGGCGGTGGCACAGTCACAGGTGGCACAGCAGGTAGCGGCGGTGTCGCAGGTAAAACAACTGGTACAGGCAACGCGGGTGTTAATCCCGGTGCTGGCGGCGGTGGCACAGCAGGCCTTTTTGATGGTGGTGCGGGTGCGGCAGGCGTAGTAATTGTACGATTCAAAACGAGCTAACTATGGACAGACAATTTTTTGCACATCTAAACGACGACAATGTAGTGATCGATGTTCACTGCGTAACACAAGATTTCTTAAACGCAAACCCTGACCGATATCCAGGTGTTTGGGTTGAAACATTCTTCAATCATCCAACCAAAACCTATGCGGGTCTGAACTATATTTACGATTCCGACACACAAGATTTTACGCCACCACCATCAATCGAGCCTGCCGAGTCTTAAAGTGTGGGTCGCCGTTTAACAAGGTGGCTGATACCGCTACCAGCGATCCTGTTTGCGTTCTGGCCGACTACGGTTCGAGCCGAAACACAATTTGGATTGAATACGACTTATTACATAATTGACGAGATACCGCCACTCCAGTCAACATCCGAATATCTTGTCTGCGGTTCGGAGATAGAGAACAATATCAACCGCAACTACGACGGTGAACTATTCGAGGACTGCACCTATGACTTGTTCATGGTTCATATGACTGGCTACATCACGATTCCTGAACATCAAACCATCGAGTTCATGATCGCGTCTGATGATGGCGGTGAGATAACGATTGACGGCAACACCTTCGGTGTGTGGTATGACCAGGGTTGTACTTGGACTATGTCAGGGTCACTAGAACTAGATGCAGGTAGCCAACCTTTAGAACTATGGATGTACGAAAACGGTGGTGGAACTTGCCTGATGCTCGCATGGAAAATAGATGGCGACGGCTGGGTGATTGTGCCAGACGAGGCGTTTACAACTAGCGCAGTTTCGCAGACAACTTCAACAACAACTTCAACAACCACATCCTCAACGACCACAACAACTTTGACAACCACATCCTCAACGACCACAACAACTTCGACATCTACGACAACCCTTCCCACATCAACGACCACAACCAGCGAGCCAGTTCAGACAAGCACAACCACATCAGTTGAAAGTACAACGACAACCACGACCACAACAACTCAACCAGCCTCGACAACAACGCAAGCACTCTACACTCCTCCTCAAACCACGACTAGTAGTTCGTCAACTTCTTTACCAGAGCAATCCACAACGACCACAACCGTCTTGCCTGAACCCGAAACCACAACATCCACCACGATTCTCGAAACATCTACAACCGATCCTTCCTTACCTGATCCCAATACAACTGATCTGACTTCTTCTGTTCCGCCTCTAACTCTGCCCGACGAAACAAGTGTGCCAACATCAGAGCCGACGCAAGAAACAGATATCCCACAAACGACAACACCAACAACAGAGATCTCATCAACCACCACGCTACTTGACATCGAGCCTGAACAACCGATCACCGACGAGAAGGTCGCCGAGGTGTTGGACGAGTTGAAGGATGCGTCACCGGCACAAGTGGTCGCAGCCATCGAGCAGATCTTGACAACCACACTATCTTCGGATCAGGCGGTTAGCATCGCATCCAGTCCTGAGGTGTTGGCGGCGATCACCCAAGACCAAGCCGAACAGATATTCGAAGAACTAGTCGTAGAAGAGATCACAGTCGAGCAAGCAGACCAACTCGTGGCAGTCCTAAACGAAGCACCAACAAAAGTCAAGAAAGCCTTCCAAGAAACAATCAACGTGTTCGCAGGCGTCTTCGATTCGTTCCAAATGGTCGGGCAGACCATACCTGTTGGTGAGCGTAGAACGCTGGTCGCTGTATCCAATACACTTGTTGCCGTAGGAGCAAGCCTGCGCAGAAGAGAAAATTAGAATGTTCGTTAAATTACGAAAAGAGATATTTGCCTTAGGGTTTACCCTCGGCGCGTCCGCGATCACTATCATGACCCTGTCTGGAAGCCTGCAAACATGGGCATTGATATTCACGTTCATGTCCCTCGCACTACACTTGGCAGGAGTATTAACCGACAAAGGAGAAGAAAATGGAACAGAACATGAACATTAAACAAAACGCAACAGTCGCCAAGTTTCTTGACCTCGGACAAAGACTCATCTCACTGTTCCTCGCCAACGCACTACCAGCAATCACCACAGGTGCCGTCATCGGTATCTCGGTCGGTAAGGCTGCGATCATGGCTGGTGCGATGGCTGTCATCAAAGTTGTGTCCGCACTCGCCGAAGCATCCGTCGATGGTGAACTGTCGTCCGAAGAAATCAAAGAAGCATTCTCAGGCGCGAAGAAGAAGAAATGAACGCAAAGAACTGGCCGATAGTCAAGGTCACTTTGCCGGCAGATTTGAAAGGCGTCAAGCCTGGCGAAGTACCTGCGCATCTGTTGCGTGATGTTCAACCTGAAGGCAAACTTCATTGGCGGGCAGCCGACGCATATCATGCGATGCGCGACAAAGCATTCGCCGACGGAATCAAACCATTCAAACCAACCTCGGCAGGCGACACCTACCGATCACTCGCAATGCAAACCACAGTGTTCCTTCAGCGATACCAAAAGCAACCGATCGCTGGTGCGCAAACCCGCACTTGGGAAGGTGTGAAGTGGTACAAGAAGTCACCGACATTGGCTTCACTCGCTGCACCTGGCTCGTCCATGCACAATTTGGGCGTGGCGGTTGACATCTGGTCAGCGTCTGGTAAACGCTTCGAATGGATGCTCGCCAACGCACTCGACTTCGGGTTCTCATGGGAAGTCGTACCAGAAGAACCATGGCATCTTCGATACACCGCAGGCGATAACGTGCCACCAGCCGTACAAGCATGGCTTGACCGCAAGAAGGCTGTGTGACATGGATGCCGGACTTGCAGCCGTCTTCGCCGCAGTAGTCGCAGCACTCGGCGGAATCATCGTCGCCATCATCCAAATGAAAAACCTCGCCACAGAGAACCGAAACGATCACGCCATCGTTCAAAAGCGACTAGACAATCTGATCGACATGGTCGCGAAACAAGGCGCAAAACTTACCAGTCATCTCGACTGGCATGTAACCAAGGAGCCGAGCGGAAGTCTTACAAAGACGAAGCAGGTTGCGACACGCAAGAAGAAGTGACCGCAGTACTCGTCACCTGGCATGATGCGCACAGCGGATCCGAATCATGGGTCAACATCAAAGACCTAGACCTCGACCCAGCAATCGTCCAAACAGTCGGCTTCCTGCTCGCCACATCCGATGGCGGTAAACCTGACCACGTCACCATCTACCAGTCACGCAACGAAGACGCAATCGACCACGTTCTGCACATACCTGTGAAGATGGTTGTCAGTATCAAAGTGTTGATGGATCTAGAAATTAATTCCCAAGACCGCTAAAACTAGCGAAAATCGGGTGCTGTCGGCTAAGGTTGGTAGGTGCGCTCCCCACTAGGGTTGATGTAGCACCGCAACTCAGTCACCTCCTTCTGAGTTGCGTCACGACCTGCACATATCGAAAGGACCACGATGCGCATACTCTCCGCAATCATGGCAACACTCGCCACACTAACCATGAGCCTTGGCATAGCCCAAGCAGCCTCCGCACCAGCCCGCACCAGCGACGCTATAAACGCATTACAGCCACTCTGGCAACCACCAGTCGCTGACAGGCTCGACCCAATCCAACCCATCAGATTCCGCCACGGAGACGTGTCTTGGCTTCCGTCGCTCGCCAAGCAGGCAGGTTGGCCCGACCACACCATCGGCAAACTGACGGAGCTGGTCTTACGCGAATCAGGCGGATGTCCGAACCGTCGCGGCGGAGACATGGTTGACAAAGATTGCAACATCACAGGCGTGTCCGAATGGAATCACCGTTCCGACACAGGCTTGTTGCAGATCAACGGACTCAACTACGACATGTCTAGAAACAAGTGGGCTGCGGTCTGTCGCGAGATGAAAATCTGCACCCAAGAACCTCTACTCGACCCACTCACCAACCTGAAGGCTGGTCTGGTGCTGTACCGAATCTCAGGCTTTGAGCCGTGGAATCCTTGTAATTGGCGGGTTTGCAAAGCATCCACCACATCTGTGCCGTAATGTCCTATAACTGATACAGGCGAGTTACTAAACCAAGGAGGAAAAATGAAACCGCAAGAGAAAATTATGTTCACAATGACGTTCATAATCGTGGGATGGATGATGCTGTTATTCATGCCAAGGTTGCCGCAAGAAAGTCCGGCGAACGGCGCAGAGATATTCATCTACGCAGTTGTCAACTTCTATGCAATGTTCCATGTTCGTCGCTGGACTAAAGAAATCAAATAATGGCCGACTACGGAATCGTTGACGTCTGGTCGGAGTCCAAGAATGTATTCGAACTACTCCGACCAGAATGGCAACAATATGCAACTTGTCGTGGCGAAGGCACCGACATCTTCTTCCATGAAAGATATTTACATGCGGTCCGTGAAGCGAAGAAACTTTGCGACATCTGCGTGGTGCGTCAAAAGTGTCTAGACTTTGCGATAGCGAACGATTGTGTCGGCGTGTGGGGCGGACTGACAACAGTTGAACGAAGGAACGAAACCCGACGACGAAGGAGAGCAGGAACTCATGTCAAATCCACAACGAAGAAAAGGTACGCGCGCCGAATTGATGGTGGCGAAGTTCTTCCAAGACCACGGACATCCAAGAGCTGAACGATCCAGGTCAGGCTGGACAGATGACCGCGGCGACATAGACGGCGTCGAAGATCTAACCGTAGAAGTCAAAGACCAACGCCGACACGACATCGGATGCTGGTTGAAAGAACTAGAAATTGAGCAGAAGAACCGTGGCACCAATCACGGTGTTTGTGCCGTAAAGAAGCAAGGCGCAGTCGAAGTGGACACTTGGTATGCGATCATGACAATGACCGAGTTCCTGAAACTTTGGAACGCCTACAAAAACATTTCCGACAATCCCGCATCAGCGAACATTGATCCGATATAGTTGACACCAACATAGATTCCCAAGAAAACAAGGAGCCTGCACATGCTTGAAGAAACACGACAAGAAGCACCGAAAGACCGCTGGGGTCGATACCTCGTCACAACACCAGACGGCAAACAGCGCGGCTACACCCGTGTCACCACAATCGCCAAAGCACCAGACGATGAAGCTGCACTCAAATCTTGGGCAAACAGAATGGTCATCACAGGACTCATACAACGCTCCGACCTACTCGCGCAGGCATCCACAAAACTTGACGACAAGAACGCACTCAACAAAATTGCTGAAGAAGCAATCACCGCAGGTGGCGGTTCACATCGCGCCAACCTCGGTACAGCACTTCACTCACTAACCGAACTAATTGACCTCGGCAAGAAACCAGCAATCCTCCCAGGCTTGCAAGCAGACCTTGACGCCTATGTTTCAACCTTGCAAAAGTACGGTGTTCACATCATGCCGAACTACATCGAGTCGGTAGTCATCAACGACGAATCAGAATATGCCGGCACACTAGATCGCATCGTAGAAGTTGATGGCCGAATGTACATCGCCGACTTGAAAACTGGTACCGATCTCACCTACTCGTGGCGGGCAATCTCTATCCAGTTGGCTGCCTACGCCGACGCTCAACACATCTACAACTATCAGACCGCTGAACGCACCAGTCTGCCAATGATTGAAAAAGACCGAGCGATCGTCTTTCATCTACCGGCAGGCGAAGGACGCTGCGACCTCTATTGGGTTGACCTGAATGCTGGTCGTGAAGGATTAAAACTTGCGCTCGATGTCCGCGCATGGCGTAAACGCAACGACCTACACGAACGATTCGAATCAGCCAAGATCATTCAACTAGAACCAAGTCTTGACAAACGCCGTGACTGGATGACGGCACGAATCAAACACCTACCAGAGAAGGCACAGAAGATGTTGCGTTCACTCTGGCCTGTCGATGTGCCGAAACTCGGTGAAGCCGACAACGAACAGATAGACCTACTCATCAAGATCGTCGGCTTACTCGAAGCAGAGAACGATGTCCAATTCTTTGAGACAGACCCAGCGTTGAAACTGACACGCAAGAAGGCAAAGAAATGATTGACACATTCGAAGGCCGAACATACGACACTGGCGTAGACCGAACGTGTGTCCTCCAACTACAAACAGACTTCGATTCGCTTCGCCCACATCAGCGGGCAATGCTGAAGAAGATTGCGACCGAATGCAACGAATACGGTCACTCAATCTCACTAGATCAACTTAAATCGCATCGCAGATATCAGATAGGACGAGGTCTAGTTGACCTCATCATGTCCGATAACTGTGACGAACTCCTGATTACGAGTCTCTGCCACTCGATTCAGGGTGTGTTATTCAAAACGGCAGGCGGTGCCGTAGGGCATCTTGACGCGGCGTGTGCAGAACAGTTCGCTGTCCTGTGTCGCGCTATTCGTTGGGATGAACAAGACATCGTGTGGAACATATCAACGGATTCCTTTGGATTCTCAAGCAAAGAAAATGAGGTAAGCAATGTCAGATGAACAAGATCTCCTAGCAGGAGGCGGACCCAAACTGCCAAGTTTGAAGTTCGAGAAGATTGGCGATGTCCACTCAGGCATCGTCACAGACGTCAAGAAATTGGAAGACCGTGATCCGGCAGGTGTCGCAAAGACATGGCCGAATGGCGATCCACGTTTCGTGTATGTAATCACACTCAAAACAGAAAAAGAAGGCGACGCAAATCTTTGGGCGCGTGGTGCAATGATCACCGCAATCCGTGAAGCAGCGAAGCAGGCATCCGTCACGGAGTTGACCGGCAACAAGATTTCGGTCAAGTATTCGGCAGATGGTGAGAAGAAGGCTGGTTTCAACGCACCGAAGCTGTTCGCGGCCAAGGTAGAAAAGGTTGCAACCGACGACCGTTGGTAGGTAGTCAATAGGACTGGAACCTTACTTTGCGTCACTAGGGACACGCAGAGTAAGGTTCTTGTTCCAACCAGCGGAGGTCAAGATGACTAAGAAAGATATACAAGACGCAATCGCGTTCCTTGAAAAACAATTCGTCGGTGTCAGTGAACAAGATCGACTCTTCGAAGTAATAGCAGCACTCAAACAAGAACTGGACAGAAGGAGCAAGAAATGACCGGCGATACATACGCGATGAGCCAAGAGATAGTCGAGTTGCAAACCCGTGTCGCCGAACTATCGGTCGCACTCGAACGTGTCACCGAACAGCGCGACAACGCAGTTGACGCAGCCGAATCACTACACCAAGAACTTGAAGCAACGAAGACCCATCTGCGTGAAGCACACGCGACAGTCAGCCGTCTGCGCGTTTATATCGCTCAAGGTGTTGAGTTGTGATCACGATCGGCATCGACACATACATCGTCTGCCAACTGTGCAACGGTGAAGTCCGGTTGGACGCTAAGAAAATATCAGGCTGTTTATGTGATCCAGACAGTTCGACGTGGATCGGTATAGAACCAAACGGTCGAGTGTTGGCATTCAGTCAAGCGAAATACGAAATCGTCAAGGAGAAACAATGAAAACAGAATCAGTCGGAGCAGACATACTCCTCGAAGCACACCAACTTGTGACAGGACCACGCAACAACGACTACGGCAACGTCGTAGACGACTACAGCAAAGTCATCCACATATTTGAAGGCTTAACCGGCATCCGACTCAGCCTCGCTGACGCACTCCTGTTCATGGTGTCGGTCAAGATGGCAAGACTCCGCACCAACCTCGACAAGAACCGTCTGCATCACGATTCGCTTGCTGACGCACTCGGCTACCTCGGCCTGCTCAATCAGGCCTACAACGATCTGCCGTTCCCGCGCACCGTGGCGGAACGATAATGGAAGCCCGACTCTGCGCCTGTCTACCGAACCGCATCCTGCCACGCAAACCCGTGTGCGGCGAGAAACTAGAGGACGACGATGAATGAGAGCGAAGACCCGATTGATGACCGCATCAAATACTTTATTGAGTCACAGGTTGATGCCGACAATGTTTGCACCGCTTATGTGCTGGTCGCCACGATCCAGAACTATGTGACGACCGAACAAAAGTTTTTCACTATATGCCCGCCGGAGCAAGTGACAAGTACTACTGTGGGTCTTCTCGAGTCAGCTTCGGCTGCCGAGAAGTTGAGGATAGCAAGACAGCTACTCGAAGACGATTAGGTCATAGGAGGCCTGCACATGAATAAGCAAGAAAAAGAACGACTGATAGCAATAAGCAACTCGCTTCAACAAGAACGTCAATGTTGCGACATGCTCGCAGACGCACTCATCCACGGCGGTATGGATCGTGTGTTTGATGCGTTGCGATTCCATGAAACATTGCGCAACGGTGTCATGTATCCAGGTGTCAAGGTTGGTGACTCACCAGAGTCGAAGCCGAAGAAGCGTGGCAAGCATCCGTCAACGAGATGGCAACGACCTGACAAGGATGACAAGGGCTTCTGGGCTGGGTTTGACCTGTAATGCCTTACCAGATGCCTCAAAATAGGCGTTTTGTAAGGGTCAAAAGAATCTTGCCAAATGACTTGCAATTGTCTGACAAACCCACTATATTGTCATACATAGGGAATAAGCCCTACACAACAAGGAGGAAAGAAATGAGCAAGTACCAAGTAGAAACAATCCAAAAGATAATGGGATTCAATGACGAACAAACAGAGAACCTCATTAACCTCATGGACGAAACAGGCGACTACCCAGATTGGTCAGAAGCAAGCAACACACAATTACGCAACCACTTCAAAATGGTTCTTCTCGGACTCTAAACAACAACTAACAAAGGAGACAGACAATGAGTACAGAAACAATCACTAACTACTACAAATCAATCAATCAAATGATTCAAACAATCAACGAAGCAACTGGCGTGGAATGGATACACATGGAAACAGGTGGCGGTTGTGACTGCCTTGAATATGCAAC